GGTACTACTATCGGGCTTATGTTTATGCTTGGTGGTGATTTAGAAGTAGAAGGTTTGTCTTGTAGAGGTAACACTGGAGCAGCACAAAACCTTCCGTAATAACTAATATTTTTAGGACTTAGGAAAAGGTAATAATTTATTTGATAATGTTAAATTTCAGGTCGTTAGAGTCAATAGTTGAATTTGTGAACATTGAATCTTGTAAGGAGGAAATTTAAAATATGGAGAAAGATGATTTGAAAGTACAGGTCGCGGCATTAGTAGCCGATCTGTTCGATGAAAAGGAAGAAGCCGAGATTCGCAAGAGAACTGAAGCCGAACTCGAAAAGGCCGCTTCCGCTATCTCCAATCTTACCACAGCTTTAGAAGAGAAAAATACTGAAGCTGCTGAGATGGAGGAAAAACTTACAGCAAGTGATACTCGTGTAAAAGAACTCGAAACTGAGCTTGAGGCGGCGAAGAAAGAGTTAGAAGAGGCGAGTACTAAACTTGGTGAGAAAGAGAAAATCCTAGAGGATATGAAGAAGGACAGGGCTGCCGAGATTAGAATGGCAGAGTTGGAAGATGCTGGCGTAGCCCGTACTGATAGAGAATCCCAGATGAACAAAGTTAGGGAAATGTCTGATGAAGACTTCGCATCTTATAAGGATGAGCTGGTATCTATTAGAGAAGCCGTTGTTTCCGAGCTTGAGAAAGCCCGTGAAGAAAAGGCTAAGGCAGACGCAAAGGACGCAGCTGAAGCTGATGATGTAGCTGCTAAAAAAGAAAAAATGGTAGAGGAAGAAGAAGAAGACGATGAAAAGAAGAAGATGAAGGACTCCAAGAAGAAAGAAAAATGTGCCGAGTCCGGAGAGAAAGAAGAAGCTAAAGAAGAGAACAAAGAAGATGCTTCTGAGAAAGTTGCACCAGCCCAGATTACACCGGGTCAGGCTGCTATGGCATCCTTGAATATGGAATATCTTCCCAATGAAGATATCAAAAAGAAGTACGCCAAGTTAGGCGAAGCGATGGCCATGAGATTTAAAAATTCTAAAGACGAATAAAGAGTTAGAGGAGGAAATAGGACATGTTTATTCCAAGACAACCAGTTGTAGAGAATCAATTTTGCAGTTTTGCTGAACAAACTGCTACAGCTGCGGCCGGGATCGGAGGGGTCATCGCCTACGCAGGTTCTGTGGTTTATTTAGACCCCACCGCTGCCAATGAAGAACCACTCGTAAAGAAAATGGCTCACGGTGTTACCGAAGTGCCATTTGGTTTTATTATGCAGAAAGTTAAAACTGGTTACCATCAGGTTCACCCAGCTGGATTCTATATGCCAGGAGACCTTGGTTCTAGTGACGTTATTGCTCAACCTAAATACAATGCTTCCGGTACAATCACAGGCACGAAGTCAGCTCCTGTCGGTGTAGCTCATTTAGGAATTTGGGACACAGTTCATTACACTTGTACTGGTGGAACTACCCCATCTGCTAAAATGGCTCCTGGTCAGGCTCTTTACGCTGCTGCTGATGAAGCTAAGGTTACTAACAGCACTGTCAATTCAGACGGTACTGATGATGTTAACGGTGAGCGTTGTTCTGATGTTACGGTTGCTCGTGTTATGAAGGGTGCTAGCTTGGCTAAGTGCTCAGCTAACATTAACAATACGACACTTTACCCAATCAGAATTAAACTTTTGGTTTAAGTTTAAGCTAATATGGATTAAAGCACATTATAGTGCATCCAAAACTAATTAATACAGGAGGAGTTGTTTACTATGGATCTTAAAGAAATGCAAGAGCTGTTTAGAGAGACAGCCAATATTCATACACCAGAAGGATTGGCCGCATATCGTGCTTTCGCAGCCGCTCTGACAACTCCAATCCTACAGAAGATTGAAATGGAATCGATCATGAGACAGCTTTTTGCTGTCGAACGTTTGGCTCCGGGTGCTCAGGCAGTTTATCCCGTTGCTGAAGATTTCGAAATTCCTGTTTGGGTTCTACCAGGTCTCGGTTACGTGGCTCAGAACTTTATTGAAGGTATCGGAGAAGAAGTTTATATTCCTACTTTCACGATTGACGCTTCTGCGGATTGGAAGATTACTTATGCGAGAGATTCTCGTATTGATATTGCTCAAAAAGCCGCTGCTCGTGCAGCCAAAGACCTTGCTAATTACGAGGAAGAGTGTGGTTGGCGTGTAATTATGCCTGCTGCTACTTCATCTTTTAGCGTTAAAGGTCTCTTGGGCTCCCGCCCAGCTCCTATTTACGAAATTAACCCAGCCTCTACTGGTGCCGGTTATCTTTCCAAGGAGCTCATCAATAAAATGATCGTTGGTTTTAAGAGAGTTGGACGTACTCTTACAGACCTTTATGTATCCCCTGAGGATGCAGCAGATATTAGAGAATGGACAGATACTGATATTGACCCAGTCACCAGACGTGAGATTTTCCAGGCCTCTGGTATGGGAAGTATTTGGAATGTCCGTCTTCACGAAGTTCAGCATTTGGGTGCTACCGGCCTTTACAATATTAACGGTAATGGCTCAGCTTATGGTAAGTTTCTTGCTGATAGTGGAAATGAGTTTAATGCTTATACTATTGAAAACCCCAACATTACATCCGCTGATGGAACAATTGCAACTCTTGGTGAGACCCAGGTTCTTGGTTTCGACCTTAGTGTAAACGATTCATTGGTTATGCCTATTAGAAAGGAATACGAAGCCTATGACGATCCTACTCTTCTTCGCGTTCAGAAGCAGGGTTTCTTCGGTTGGGCTGAAATGGGATTTGCCTGCCTTGACAGCAGAATGATGGGTCTGGGTATTATTGATAGAAGC